ATCACTCTCACGGGGTCCCTGAAGGGACCTCAAGAGGTAAGGAGTGTCACTAAACTGTCTAGTCTGATTAACTCGGACGTGAACAGTCCCCGACCAACCCTCTAAAAAATGAGGGAGTCGACGAGGTTGAACCTCGTCGAAATCTCCAAAGAGTGCGGCATCGCCGTAACCCTCGGATATGGTCGGACGTCGTAGCGGTAGCGGGAGAAGTTTAATTCCCGCGCGGTACGACCTGAGAAAGCGACCGTCAAGCCCCCATGACAAGCGGGCGAAACGGCGAACCTGGTTCGAAAACCAGATCGCTCGCTCAGGTGACGTTATATCCTCACGGATATAAAATGGTGTAACGTCCGTCCCGGAAAAGTAGTGTTTACCACAGCTTTCTCGGAAACAACCCGTTGCGAAGCTCTTTTTCGTATTAACGGAAAACCCGCAATATTTTAGGAGCCAAGTTAAAGGTTGGTAAACATCAACCGAGGCAATAATATCATCCCCGTAGACGCTTATCGAACGATCGATCGGGCGAAAGGCTGAAATCACACTCTGAGTCAAGGCCCAAAATACAAGGGACTCTAATTCAAAAGTGAAACCACAGCCCATGCTCGACACCTTCGAGTACTCAACTTGAGTACCATCAGGGAGAACCCCGTTGTTGCAACGCGACAACTTAATCGCATCACACCAATCAGGAGGAAGTAGCTCTTCAACAAGTCTCATAGAGACTGTATCAGAAGCTGAAGACAAGTCGAGAGTGAATAAAAGCCCACTCTCGGAACCCAGACGCGCAAGCTCCTGGTTCTTCGATTGATTATTAAGATCAATCCCAACCCGACGAAGACGAGACCGAATCAGACCACCAATCCCATGCTGAACGTAACCGTTCATAGTGGGCTCGATGGCAATGATCCTGTCAGTCTTTGCGTTCTTCGGCACAGTTGTAATGCTGTTGCCGGGGACCACATCGATTAACGCTGCAATTCGCTCAGAGAGCGACAGCGCCTCGAAAGAGTCCTCGGAATGGCCCGACAAAGTCACCACGTGGGAAAACCAACGTGGCACACGCGTAAGACACGTGTAGGCCAAAACAGCACAGTTACCTGTCGCACAAGGCTTAGCCTTGTATTTGTAGTACGCATCGCCAAGACGGCTCCTGATCGAGGATGTTGCTCCCGGTCCAAAACCGAAGTAGCGTTCAGCAAGGTCCCAAGAAAAGGGACCGAGGAGTCTA